CAATCCATTTGCAGTAAATCTTGCAAAGTCATCATCTGCTACACTCGCATGATCTATCTTAACTGCATTTGTGTTTGATATGCCAAAAGTTAGTGACGCTTGTCCACCAATATCACTTAGTACTTCACTAGCACTTCTGCCTTCAACAGATGTTCCATCTATTCTTAAAAAATCATTATCTGCAACACCACTAGTAAAAATAGGAATGTTAGTATTTGATATTCCAAAGGTTAATGCTGCTTGACCACCTATATCAGATAAAACTTCACTTGCCGATCTTCCCTCTATTGATGTTCCATCAACACGCAAAAAATCATCATCAGCTACACTAGATGTAAATTTTGGTATGTTTGTATTAGATATACCAGTATCTAATGTTGCAACTGTGCCTAAACCTAAAGATGTTCTAACTGTTGCTCCCGTTTCTAAAACAAAATTTGATCCATCACCTACAATAAAACCACTATCCGTTACTGCTAATCCAGCAACATCTTGCAGTTGTGCATCTAATCTTGCATTTGCCACTGTGCCACTTGCTAAATTAGAAGCATTTAATGCTGTTAAATTACTGCCGTTTGCAGCAACTATGTTCCCACTAGCATCTAAAAATACTGTTTTTGATGCAGGTAAAGTACAGAATAAAGTTCTTGTGCCAGAACTCCAACTAACTGCACTATTAGAATTAGAACTAGATATGACTGTCGTTCTAGCTAAAGTAGTTCCAGAAGATGTAAATGTACCCAAGCCAACTTCAAAGTTTGTGCCATCGGTACAACAATAGTATGTAGTGTCTGCATTACTTAAATTAGCAGTAAAAGTTTCAAAACCTGCAACTGCACCGCCTAAAGTATATGTGCCAGTACCCGTTGTGGTTGTGGTTTCCTTTACTCTGTCTGATATTACTAATGCCATTATTTCAACTCTATAGTAAGATTCCCTGCATTAATTCTAAAAATATCTCCAGAAGCTATAACTTTACTAGCATCCAAAGCTCCTACAAATAATATATTACCACTACTTGAAGCGTCTGCAATAATTACATGTGTTATTGTATTGTTTGTTCCACCTGATGCTGGAAACTCAATATTTGCTGCATTAGTTGCAGTTTGTGTGTCGGTTGAGTCTGCACCTATGGTTGTCCAACCAGATGCTGCTACTTGTTGTCTTGCGTAGTTTGTAAAGTTTGCCTCTGTGACAGAACCTGTTTCTGCGGCACTTACTGCTGTTGCAAGTCCTACATAGATGCTATCTCCAGGAGATGAAAAACTTAGAGAGTTATTCTTGAATATATAATGTAATATTCTTCTCTCAAGATAATTGGTTGACGCATTTGCTGTTGCCATTTTATACTCCTATGTTCTCGGTCTTGATGGTAGACCAACTTTATATCCATCTGTATTTTCTCTTGCCTCGCCTAAATCTTTTAATCTTTCTATGTAAAAAACGTAATTTTTCTCATATTGAGCTAAAACATCAGGTTCACCTTTCATATAATAATATGCTTCTATAAGTGATCCATAAAGTAAAGCAAAAGGTGCGTTTGTGCTTATCCAAGTTGTACCACTATCAGCTCCAGCAGTTATACTAGCTGGTCTATAATAATAATGTAATTCTAAGGTATAATTACTGTTTGGTGTTGGAGACACAATAAAATTATCAACATCGAATCTTGAATAATATTTAGGAACACCTGTAGTTGATGAAGCTGGAGTATACTCTCTTATAAAATTAACATCTTTTTGTAATAAAAATTTTTCTGATCCAGACGTTGTTATCTGTAATGAAAAAGATGCTAAATAGTCTGAAGGAACAGTTAAATACGGATCAGAAGATGTAAAAGCACTTGTTACATTTTTTCTAAAATAATCTAAATCAACACTTTTAAATATTTTTTCTTCTGCGCCTTTTATAAAGTTAGGCAGGTTAGTAACAAAAGATGTTTCACTATTATCTGTGTAATCTTGTATTGCTGTTTTTAATGTTGCTAACGTAAAACTCATTAATTTGTTATAGTGACAGGTCCTGCTGATGCAATGCCACCACCTCCCTTTTGTGTTATGGTCGAAGTAGAACCACTATTAAATGTATAATTATTATCATCTGTTTTAGTAATCGTAAACCCACTTGCAGATATTATAACTGAACCAAGTATATTACCTATGGAAGTTACATCTCTAAATCTAACAGTATCGTCTGATGATCTCCCGTGATTAGGCTCATTAACACTTATTGTTGTTGAAGATGCTGTAACAGTAAAAGCATTTAAAGGTAATATGTTAGGAACAGCAGTTTCTGTTCTATCTGGTCTTGCATTTCTTATAGCTTCTGGATCAGTAGGTACTCTTGGAGGTGTTAACTGGGGATGTTTTTCTTCATACTCATCTTTACCGACTAAAGAACCATTCCATTCTTTACGCATATCTTTAATTCTATATCTAAATCCAGAACGATCTGATAGTCCAAAAGCATGTTTACCAGATGCAAAAGCTCCCATTATCCCACCTTATAATAGTTAAGTTGTGGTGTTACAGTAAAACTTGATCTATCTCTATCTTCACCCATAGCTCTTTCAAACTCTTCTTCATATACTGTTTTTAATAACTGTATTCTATCAGGAGCTTTTTTCATAGATATATAATATGCTAGTCCAGCAGTTAAACAAGGATAAAATCTAAAAGGTATTTCCATTGTATTCGTTGCGCCATCAGCATCTTGTATTCTAGTCAAAGCGTCATAATGAATAATATCTGTGCTGTTTTCAGGGCTGGGCCAAATCTTTAAATTAGGTGTTATCTGTCTATCAAGAAAAAATTGAGTTGGTCTACCAGTAGTTGTTTTAGTTGGAATGGCTAAATATGTGTCTCTACTCACTCTAGTCATACTAAAATCTGTACCACTCCTACGGACAACAGCAGATAATATGTCAATAACATCTGTTCCTAATGAATAATCTGAGTCACTAGCTGTTAACGCTTGTGTTCTTTGTTCTATTGTCCATTGATTTAAACCTCTGTTAGCCCATTCTGCTAACATTATATTTAAAGATCTTTTAGCTGTTTGAAGATCATATCCAGTACGAAGCTCCAATCCACATCTCTCAAATGCTTCTTCAATATACTCAGCTACGTCAAGTTCAAAATCTGTTGAGCTAGATGTTGTCATTTCTTTTTTCTCCTAAGAGATTTAACTCTTCTTGGTTTACCTGCGGGCTGTCCTATTCTATTCTTTTGACTTATTCTACTTCTTTTTTCTGATGCTGTCATCTCTGATCTAGTCTTAGGAGTTTTAGAACTAATCCGTTTGCTAGGTCTACAATAAGGAGTGCCTCTTTTTTCTCCTTTTCTTCGACCACAAGGTTTTCCAGTTTTAACATCCTTCCAATCTTCTTTAAACCATCGTTTAAGAGCTAATCCAGATTTTGTTTTTCTTACAGCCATTATCTATACTTTGTAACTTTACGTCTATTACTCATAACGATACCACAACCACGAGCTATGTTTTTATTTTTAGCAGGTCTTTTACGCTTTTGTTTAGTAACATTACCACCATTTTTTAACTCTACAACACCGCCTTCAGCTTTTTTCTTTGTCTTGTTTCCGTAATTTGCTGCACCTACCTTACGGCATTTTGCGATAGCTCCTGAAGCATACGCACTTGGGAAAACTCTGTAGCGAGCTTTAACTTTTCTGTAACAAGCGTCTTTTGGCATTTTTTTTCACCTTTACAATTTTTTTATTTTTCTTTTTTTTTCCAAAAGGTTTGGATATTTGTTTACTCATTTGAGATCTACCCATAACCATTATAATAACTGCTCCAATCCAGATGCTACAATAATTAAACTAACAATCATCCATAATCTATTATCTAATTTTTTTAAATGATCTTGTATTTCAGCATATCTTTTGTCACAAGATTCTTCATGTTTTTCCAATAATTTTAAAACTTCTGTCGCTTTCATTAACACTTCCATCTTCTTCTTGCTTGTCTAATTCTTGAATTAGGATCATTTCTTGTTTTAGCTGATGCCCTTTTAAGCTGTCCTAATGATCTTGCACAATAAGATTTACGTCTTTTAGCAGCCTTGCTACCAGGTTTAACTTTACCAGTAACAGCAGTTTTAAGTTTGCTACCAGGATTTTCTCTTCTATATCGAGCAACACCTGCCTTAGTCATTCCCGCACCACTTTTAGTGGAGCGGAAATATTTTTTAGTCTTAGGTGGTTGTTTGTCTTGTTTTCTAGCCATTAGGACAAAAACAAAGTAAGTTTATTACCACTGCCAGTAAAAGCATGTATGTATGCTCCACTTTCAGCCAACACTCCTGCATCTGGAATGTTTAAAGTATGTAACCCAGTTGGAAAACTCTGAACCAATATATCTGATCCACCTGAACCATCTTTAATGGTTAATGCGCCAGCAGAATTACCAAAAATTACTATTTGTCTTATCCTTGATCTTGCAGGACCTACAACCGCTGCGGCATCACCTTGATCGTGATTAAATGCTTTTACATCAGACCTAATCGCCATAAATGCCTCCTATTAAGCTGCGTAACCCATTAATTCTATAAATAATTTACCAGCAGTGTAATCAGCGTCTGTTGCATCACCAGTTGTTAAATATAAAAAAGAATCTGCGGCGGGAACAGCGGCAAAGTAAACTTTACTTCCTAATGTTGCATCACCTGCGTTAACTAATAATGTTTCAGTTAAATCACCAATAGCACCATCTTCTACTCCAGTTCCTTCTGTTGCAGAATGCACATTAATATCAGGATCACCACCACTAGGTGCTTCAAAACATTCCATACTACCTGTTAAGATTGTACCGTTTCTAGCAGCAGTTATTTGACCGATGTGACAAACTAAAGATGTGCCATTAACACCAATAATATCGCCTGAACCAGTTGATCTTAAACCAGTTAAGTCAATTAAAATTCTTGTTGTTATTATTCCACCAACTCTTTGAACAGAGCTTCTGTAAATAGTTCCAGTACCAGTTGTTATACCAGTACCAGCTTCTACTGCCATTGTATTGGCATCCATAGATGCAAATCCAGCAGATGAAATTGACATTTGAGTTGTTTCTACTCCTGTGCTTGCAGCAGTAGCAATAGATGAATATCCACCTTCAGAACGTAGAGTTCCTTTAAAAGTTGTATTAGCCATGTAAATCTCCTTGTCGTGGCATTTGTCGAAGTTAATTCTTCGTCAAGGTAATTTAAGTATACATAAAAAAAAGGTGACTCGCAAGCCACCCTTTTAATAATCGAACAATTGTTCGTTAAGCTGCGCCTGGTGATCCAAACACACAACGAGGATCAGAGAATCCAAAAGCATATCTTTCTCTTGCTTTATATCTCATATTTCCTGTGTCGAAGTCTGCTTCCATGCTTGTGCTTAATGGTGTTCTTTCAAAGTATTTGAAACCATTTGGAGCATCTGTTTTGATGAAAAACGCATCTGTGTCTGTTAAGAAATGGTTGATAACGTAACCTTCTGGTAACATTCCCATGTTCTTAACTGCGTTTACATCATTGTCAGCAGTTCCAGGTCTTAAAGTTGACTCTAATAAACGATCAGCAACAAACTGTAGTGCTGGTGGAATGATTAACTTCATACCACGAAGAGCTACAATCATGTTTCTCTCGTCAACAAAATTAGAAATGTCAATTAATGCACTTTCTAATGA